TCAGATCGCCAGAATATCATTCACGACCGCCGCGGCATCTTCTTTCTCGTCCATGATGTGGTTGTAGACGTCCAGCACCATCTTTTCGGTGTCGCCCATCAGCTGTGCGATTTTTTTTATGCTGATGGCAGGCACCTGATAGCAGAGGTTTGTGCAGTAGTTGTGCCGGAAGATGTGGGCGGTCAGATCTGATATGACCGGGAACGCATCGGTGCCACCGGCGGCATGGTTCATTTTTCTCACGATTGACTGCCACATTTTGACATACGCTGAATGTGTCATGATTGATCCGTCACGACAGGTAAAAAGATAGGTGCCCGGTAGAGCAGACAAATACTCTTTTAAGTATGCGGCGGTGGTGTCCGGTACCGGTACGGTGCGAAAGCCATTGTTGCTTTTTGGCATGGGCTTTATTTCGGACGCGTTATTCGGGAAAATAAGCGCTTTTGTGATTGATACGGACATTTTTCCCGTTCTCCGTCTTAAAATCGAATTTTGACAGTGCCAGCGCTTCTCCACGGCGTAATCCGCACGAATATATAATATAAACGAAAGCTTTTTCGCGGGCGGTAAAGGAAGCCTTTGAAATGGCGGCTTTTTCTACCTGTGTGAGAGGACGCTTTTCTTTTTTTACATAACATGGCAGATTGATGTCTGCACAGATCTTATCATACATCCCAACGCCGATATAATTATCGGCGACAGCCATCTTGAGGATCTGTTTAAAGGTGATCTCTATTTGCTGACAGGTGCGCGGCTTATCCAGTGCATTGTCGATTGCGAGCTGGAAGTGGCTGTTTCGGATATCTGACAGGCGCACACCCTCCAAAAAGGATAGATGCGTTTCTATTATATTCTCATACATTTTCCGGGTGTTCATTTCGCGTGCAGCTTTTTTGGTCTTAAGCCAGCTTCGGGCGTATTCTAAAAAGGTTACATCAGTATTCTGGACATACTGACCGTTCTCCACCTCACTTTTGAGTTGGTTGACCTGCCGCTCCAGATCTGCGCTGGATTTGCGTGATACAAGCCGTTTCCGGTGCTTGCTTCCGTCAACGTTGTATGTTCCGTCCCAGATCTTGGTTTCATACTCTCCGCGAGAGTTTTTCGTGTACTTTGCTTTTGCCATATGTACCATCCTTTCTTCTAACCCCCTCGAAATCGAGGAGTTTTTGGGTATAAAAATAACAGCCAGCGTGGAACTGGTGTTCCGCTTGCGTTTGGCTGCTCCGAATGATACAATATGCTTGTTGAGGGCATTGTATCTTCGGAGCAATGTGTTTCGCCTTTGGTATTCCAGTACCAGGGGCGATTTTTTTATTGTGAATTATTAACTAATTCCTGTAATTTATCTCTATCCCAGAGCTTCACGCTTAACCTTTTGGCGTCCTCGATACCTTGCTGGGTAAAGGTTGAATTCGTCATCACAACAGCGACATCTTTGTTGAAAATTCCCTTGGCTGAGTACGCTTCTTGTATCGCTTTATATGGAACGGAACCCTCGTAACGCTTACATTGAATGGCAAAGGTCACATCGCCTTGTTCTGCAAAAATATCTACTCCGTGGTCTCCGCTACCTTGTGTGACTTCTACATTAGAAAAGCCATTTTTTCTTAATAGATCAGCACAAAAATATTCGAAATCATGCCCATCCATAGTGTCAAAAGTGCTCAGTGCACTAAATGAGGCTGGCGACGTGGATAGTTGTGCATTTTCAGAAGCTAATCTGCGATGCAACCTGTCAATGGACAACTGCATATTATCCTTAATATCTCTTAGGTCATCTGAAGGAGCATTACCTTGAACGAATACATTATATTTTTCAAATTGAGACATCCACTCTAGTGTTTTGATGCAACTGCTTATGGCAGCGGAAAATTCAGTTTCGCTAGATGCGTTATTTGCAATATTTGCATAATATTCTACTTTGGATTTTTCTTCTGCTAGTTTTCGTTTAACTTCAATAATTGTCGTGCCGTATGTTTGTGGTAGAAAAAATTTTTTACCTGGATATAGAATCTGTAAAATTTCTTTGCTAAGCTGGAAGCGATAAACTACCCAGTTACAGGGTAAATGTAAAAAGTCTTTAAGTGGCATTTTGCAGTGTTTTGCCTGCAGAAAGCGGATGAGTATATTTATCGGTATACCAATAATAATGTAAAGGATTAGGCAGGTCACCCCAAATGCAACGTAAGGAAAAGGCGTAATACTTGAAAATATCAGAAGTAAAAAAAGTACCAAATTAAAAAAGAAAAATGCTTCTGTTATAGAAAATACAATTCTTCCTACAAATATATAACTCGAACAAGTTGCAGATGTATTTCTTGTAAAAGAAGCACCTCCTGTATTTTCTTTCTTTGATATATTCATATAAATGCCTCCTTTATACTAACTCCAACACTGCAATATTCGGTTCAAAAACAATAACATAATTATCCAGTTTCGTGTATACACCATACTTATTTCTGTAGTAATTAAGGCTATCAATTAAAAACTCTTCGGTTACCTCAAGGTACTCTGCTGATTCTGATATGCTCTGACAGTGGTGCAAGTAGGCATCCACGATGCCGCGCAAGCCGACCAGCTTATTATAGGCTACGATCCTGCCGCGCATTTCCTGTTTGCGGTTTTCTACGGTGGACTGATCGAGTATGTTGCCGGTTGCGGTGTAGTGGTGTCCGAGTTCTTCGGCAAGAACACATTTCTTTTCAGTGGTTCTTTTTAAATTTTTGCTTAAGGCAATGGTGCTGTCACAATATAAGCCACTGATCCGTTCGCTTTTGAATACGTAATTATCTATAATTTCGATACCATCATTGCAAGCTTCCTCTTGCAATTCTTCATATGTATTCATAAAAACCACCTCCAGTTCTAGTATATTCTTGCATGTGTCCAATTTTTTGGACACTTATTTCCTTTTTGATTTGACAAATTCTGCGAATGCTTTTATTTCGTCAAGCTCATCCTCTGTATACTCATCGCCATCAAAATGGGCGGCGATGGTGGTTGGTTTAATTATCTTGGTTGTTTTATTTGTTCGTCCAAGCAGATAGTCTATATCCACATTAAAATAATCAGCAATGGTTTCTAATGTTTCAAAATTTGGCTGGCGCTCTCCCCGCTCGTACATATTTATAGAACTCTTGGAAATACCCAGAGCATCTGCTAATTCTTGCTGTGACATATTCTTTTCGTTTCGGAGCATCTTTAATATTTTATCGAATTGAGCCATTTTGCTACCTCCGTGTTTTCCTTAATTGCATTATACACGGAACGTGTTTGAATGTAAATAAAAAAATGCACAAATAGTGCTTGACAGTTGTGCACAAAGTGTGTATTATAAAAAACAAGCACGAAACGTGCACGATTGGAGGTGTAAAATTGAATAATGCATTGATAGCACGCAAACTCATTGAATTGAGGGGCAGTAAAAGTAGGGAAACAGTCGCTAAAGCATGCGGAATAAGCGTTTCTGCGCTTGCAATGTATGAGCAAGGAGAGAGAATCCCAAGAGATGATATAAAAATTAAACTTGCAAAATATTATAAGCGTTCTGTAAACTTTATTTTTTTTGCTCATGATGAGTACGAAACGTGCACAGCGACAAACAAGAAGGGAGATGAGTAAAATGGATAAATTTGAAGAAATTCTTGCAGGAATACCGCAGGAGATTAAGACATTAGAAGTCAATACAGAAAAGAAAATATTCAAGCTGAATGGTGTTGATTTCGGAGATGGGTGCACAGATTTTTCAATATCATGCACTGGCGGTGAAGGCTTCCGAATCAGAATGGAACTTTCAAAGCGCATCATCTGTGCAAATTATGGATTTGACAATGCGCTGAAAGAACCACCCACTGTTCGGACTATGGAATAAACTGAGAGATAAATTCAGTTAGTTCCTTAAGGTTATTTTTAAATCTGTTTTCCATATAATCGATGCCATTAGGCAATATGGAAAATGCCCCAGAGATTTCTACGTTTAGAATACCGAGACGTTTAAGTTCGCGGCGTGTTTCAGCAAAATCATCATCGTGCCAATTGGCAAAATTGGGGTTTTCATTTTTATAGTTTTTAGAAAATCTTCGAGAATCAGATTTTGAATTACCGTCTTTAACGCGTGAGAGATAGTCGCGGTAGCAAATACAAAGAAATTTTTCAGCATCTTTGGTCATATAAGCATCCTCCCCTCTTTATTACTTGGCATGGCGGTGCCTGTATAGAGAAGTTTATCACAGATGGATGTAGTTCACAATAACAACAGAAGGGAGATAACAATGAAAAATCAGAATATCGTAATTGCTTCAAACGGTAAAGTAACGTATGTCATGGTGGATGGCAAAGTGTACGGCGACCACGTCGTAAAAGTGGAGTTTATTCATGACCACAAGGATAAGCCCAACGACGCAAGGCTTCTTATCACAACAGATTGTGTTCCGCTGGAGGGCGACGCAAGTGATGAAGAACGGCTGGCGTTTATGAAAAGGGTTGAACTTTTGTCAGAACTGCAGGGGGGAGAGTGAGAAGAATGGAAAAGGTAGATGCACTTATTGAAGCACTGGCGGAGCATATCATCGGAATAATTTCAGCTGGCGATGTTTACAGTGAAGCTGCAGAAGAGACAAAGGCTCTCGCAGAGCTGATTTCCGCAAGAGCCAATGTGCTTTAGTTACTGATTGTCAGTATTTCCTTCGATAGTATCAACAATTGTATTGAAGAAAGTCGTTATTTCACTTGCAGTATCAGCAGAATTTTTATGGCATTCAAACAAACCGTTTTGAATAGCTAATTCCGTAAAATTTTTAGCAAGTGCATATTTGGTGTTATCAGATAGACACATAAAACATATTCTCCTTTCTTATGTACTCGGACGCGGCAACGTCCTGTAAGGAGATTGTACCACAAGTGAAGAATAGAAGAAAGGGGATGAAAAAAGAGTGAGTGAAGCAGAGCAGCTTGAGAAACTGTGTCAGCCGGTAGTTGACTGGTTGAAAAAGAATCATGATCCGCATACTGAGGTGCGCATATCCGCGGAGCATATTGAATTGGTGGAGAGTGTGATCGGGATTCCAGTAGAGAGGTAGGTGATTACATGAATTATCCAAAACCTGTAATGAGAGCAACAGAACTTGAAAGAATGGGATTCCCGCGGGATTATCTGCTTTATGCCTACCGCAGAAAAGGACAGAGTTACGCATGGAAAGCGACTCCCAAAAAAAACAGTCCGATATTGTTTGACACGGTAGCATTTGAAAAGTGGCGACTTGGAACGACGGGAGCAGGGAGGTGAGAACGTTGAAAAGGATAGGTAAGATCGTTACGGCGGTCGGAATCGGCATAATGTTTTTCGGTGGAATGTGTGATGCAGACGGCATTTATTATTACTACCTCATTGCCGTGATTGCGTTAGGCGCGTTGGTATCATTGGCGGGCTTGGCGATCATGTCGGTGGAGCTGCGCAGAGCCGAGCGGCGGAAAGCATGTTTTTACTTTATCCGCAGACGGGACAGGCTGGATGCGGATGTGGAGTTTATCGATTTGGACAAAAAAATAGCACCTTGATAACTTTGGCGAGTACAGGTGCTATTTACCGTAGGAATACATAAGTATTTCTGCGTTTATTGTAACACGAAAGAGTAGTTTTTGAAAGTGTGATTTTATGATTTTCAGAGAATGTAAGTGCTGCGGTCATCCAATGGACCCGGGCGAGGGTCAGAACGGTATGTGTGATGACTGCGTTACCGGGGAGACGGAGCGGCAGCAGCGAGAAGAACAGATGGCGCGGATGATCCTGGCAAAGAATTGGGCGCAGATGGAAGTGGAGGATTTTCTAAGTGAAAGCAAGGTTATGTAACAAGGACATGTGCAATCTCGTGGACTTATTGCGGGAACTGCCGGAAGCGCTGAAAGGGGTTGGCGTTGATGGGAACATGACAATCAATGTTGGAGAGAACGGGGAGATTATAAGCACTCTTGCCGTTTCCCCGGAGACAACATTGACACTTGAGATCAGTGATGACGGCAGAAAAGGAGCGTGGGAGTATATCGATGATTGAGATAGCGCCGGATGCGCCGGACTGGGACGAATACGAAGCGGAGCAGGCACGGGCACAGCGGCATAGAAAGAAACTGGCAGCAATATACGATCGTGAGGAGCGGTTTGGAGAAGAAAAGGAGATAGAAGATGCAGGAAATTAACTTATTGGTAGAACAGAAAAACGGAAGTATCGAGACCAACTTTGAAGAGATCAAGGCAGCCCTTGCGGCAGGGCTGGAGGAGTACAAAGGGATGGTGTTTACCGCGGAATCCCAGCCGAAAGCTAAAAAGACAGTGGCAAGCCTGCGTAAGCTGAAAAATGCGGTGAACGACAGGAGAATCGAGATCAAGAAAAAATTTATGGAGCCGTATACCAATTTTGAAGCGCAGGTCAAGGAACTGGACAAGCTGATTGATGAACCGATCGACTTTATCAGCGGGCAGATCGAGGAGTTTGAGCGTAGGCGCGTGGAAGCAAAGAAAGCGATGATCTGTGAAATCTATACCGGGATTATGGCGGAGCATGGAACCGTGATGGAGTATCTGCCGCTGGATCGCATCTATGACAGCAGATGGGAGAATTCCACGACCACGCAGAAAGCCATCACAGAAGCCATCACAGCACATGTGGAGCACGTAGAGAAAGATCTGGACACTATCCGGGCGATGGAATCGGAGTTTGAGGATAAGGGTTTGGCGAAGTACAGGGCAACGTTGGAACTGTCAGATGCCATTACAGCCATGAACCAGTACCAGAAGCAGAAGGAAGAAATTCTGCGGAGACAGGCAGAGGAAGAGCAGAGAAAGGCAGAAGAGGAGGCACGCCGGGCGGCAGAGGAAGAGCAGAGAAAAGCTGCTTTGGTGCATGAAGAACCGGTTGTACCGGAAGTTGTGCCGGATGTTGCTCTGGAGGAAGAAAAAGCTGTGCGGTCTGCAACGGCGCCTGAGGGAACCGTACGGTATGAAGTGGTTGCTGATCCGTTCCAGATCGCACAGCTTGAAGCTGCTATGCGCGAGTATGGAATTGAATTCCGGAGGGTATAAGCATGGCAGAATCAGCAAGAAAAATGAATATATATGAAGCGATCTCTCAGTGTATGGAAGAGATCGGGGCGGTCGGTAAAGATGCAGTGAATAAACAGCAGGGCTTTAAGTATCGTGGAATTGATGCGGTCATGAATGCAATCAATCCGGCGCTGGTAAAGAATCATGTTTTTATTGTTCCGGAAGTCTTGGAACAGCAGAGACAGGAGCGAACCACAAATAAGGGTGCGGTTCTGATCTATTCCATCTGCCGGATCAAGTACACATTTTATGCCGAAGATGGATCGTTCATCGAAGCGGTAACGGTTGGAGAGGGAATGGATTCCGGAGATAAAGCAACCAACAAGGCAATGGCGATTGCATTCAAGTATGCGTGCTTCCAGGTATTTTGCATTCCGACCGAGGAGATGAAGGACCCGGACGGAGAAATACCGGAACCGGTTACACCAGCACCGCAGTTTACACCGGCGACAGCAGAGCAGTTACATAAAATCAATAGATTTGTGGATGCCTATGCTGAAATGTGTGAGAACGCAAATGCGGTAGATATCGTGAACCAGCTTAAGAAAATGTACAATTTTTCCGGTACATCTGATATTTCTACGGAGCTGGCAAACAAGCTGATCGAACAGGTAGAGACCTGGTATAAGAAAAGGAAAGAAGCTGATGCCTAATGGAGACTACCGGAAAGCTAACTGGTGCAAGCCGGACATTTGATGGACGAGGCATCATCCTCACGTTTGAGGTTGACGCTTCGGCAGCCGGTCAAATTGAAAATTTACAGAATCAGGACAAGCTAAAAATAAAAGCTGTCAGATATACGCAGAAACGGAGCCTTGATGCAAATGCTTACTTTCATGTGTTGGTTGGAAAAATTGCTGACGTACTCACGATTTCAAAGGCAAAAGCTAAAAATGTTCTGATCTGTAAATATGGACAGCCCGAATATCTTCCAGATGGAAATATTTTCTACTATCAGTCAAACGCACCAGAAGAATATATGTGGGAACAGGAAACGATCCATGCAATGCCGGTTCGGTATGACGGAAAACTGACTGTATATAAAATCTATCGCGGGAGTCATACCTATGACACGAAAGAAATGTCGGTTCTGATTGACGGAACGGTAGCGGATGCAAAGGAACTTGGAATAGATACCATTACGCCAGCAGAACTACAGGAAATAAAAGAGCGGTGGGGAATATGAAGCGATTATGGAGCGTATTCACGGATGATATGGAACATTGCTATTTTACCGGCGCGGCGCCGGTTGAGCGTCATCATATTTTCCCAGGCAATCCGAACCGGAAGAATAGTGAGAAGTATGGATTTGTCATACCGCTTCGCCCGGATCTGCATCCGAATGGAACGCAGGCGGGGAAGAATGCCGCTGAAATGGATCTGAAGCTTAAGCAGATGGCACAGGAATATTTTGAAAGCCATTACGGGAGCAGAGAAGAGTTCCGGCGGATATTCGGTCGGAGCTGGTTATAGGGTTGAAACACCCGCCTGCGTGCGAAAGAAACCGATCATGCGGAGACTTATTATATCACGAACTGTCGAAGCCATGATGATACCTCCGGGGTCGTCCCGGAGGGGAAAGGAGAAATGTTGAATCAGTTAGAGATTTTTAAGAATAGAGAGTTCGGAGAGATTCGGACAGTTGCCATAGATGGAGAGCCGATGTTTTGCCTTATTGATATTTGCAAGGCGTTGGGAATGAGTAATCCTTCAATGGTGGCACAGAGACTGGATGAGGATGAACTGACTAAGTTAGACTTAGGCAGTCGTGCGGGAGATACAAATTTTATTACTGAAAGTGGATTGTATGCTGTAATTCTCAGGAGTGATAAACCTAATGCAAAGAAGTTTAGAAAATGGGTGACATCGGAAGTGCTACCACAGATCAGAAGGACCGGATCATATCAGAAGAGACTCACGCCAGAAGAAATGATGCGGATTCAGCTTGGAATGGTTGACGATCACGAAAACCGCATCGAACATCTTGAAAATACCATGACGATTGACTACGGTCAGCAGCAGGAATTAAAGAAAGCTGTAAATAAGAGAGTCATCGAGATCCTTGGCGGTAAGAAAGCTCCGGCATACAAGGAATTAAGCAAAAAGGTTTTCGCGGAATGCAATCATGATATACAGGACTATTTTGCAGTCAATTCAAGAAATAACATCCCGTCACTGCGTTTTGAGAATGCTCTTGAATATGTAGAGGGGTGGAATCCGAGTAACAATACGATCCTTGATGTGAGAAGCTGCAATGCTGGAATGGGTGGTGCGGATGGAGTATAAGTTCACGATCCCGGGGCGGTTGGATGGTTTGAATGAATACACTGCCGCCAACCGGACGAATCCGCACAAGGGCGGACACATGAAGCAGAAGAATGAGGATGGAATCATCTGGCAGATCCGGCGGCAGCTTCCGGGTATTGGTACCATTACGGCACCGGTACTGATTTATTACCGGTTTTTCGAGAAAGACCGGCGCCGGGATAACGACAATATTTTGTCCTGCGCGGCTAAGTTTGTGCAGGACAGCTTGAAAAAGGCATGGGTAATCAAGGACGACAACCAGAGATGCATCCCGAACTTCTATTTTGATACGTTTGTGGATAAGGAGAATCCGAGGATCGAAGTGACGATCACGGAACTTACCGCGGAACAGGCGAAAATGACGCTGAAAGACCTGCTTAAGGACTTAGAAACGGGGTGATGGCTTGGCAGATGGAAAAAGCAGTTTTGTCCTGTATACGGAGTATCTGCGGCACATACAGAAAATGAGCATGGATCAGCGCGGAGAACTATTTACTGCGATTCTGTGCTACGCGGCGGGCGAATTTGTACCGGAACTTGATGCGGCGGCAGATATGGCATTTAGTTTTATCCGCGAGCGAATGGATCGGGACAATGCGGCGTACATGGAAAAGGTTGAGAAGCGCAGGGAAGCCGGTAAACTTGGCGGCAGACCTAAAGCAAATGCTTATGATGAAAACCAAACAAAAGCAAAAAAAGCAAATGGTTTTTCTGAAAAGCAAAATAACCCTGATACTGTTCCTGTTACTGATACTGTACCTGTTATTGAAAAAGAGAATAAAGAGAAAAGCATGCGCTTTTCCCCGCCCACTCGTCAGAACGTAGCAGAGTATTGTGCAGAAAAGGGATATAGCGGCTTTGATGTGGAGAGATTTCTTGACTATTACACTTCTAATGGGTGGATGGTTGGTAAAAACAAAATGAGAGACTGGAAGGCTGCAGTTAGGAACTGGGCGCGGGCAGGCACAGCCCCCAAACCCAAGAATACCAGTGGGAATAAGTTCAATAATTTCAGCCAACGGGACTACGATTACGATGCGTTGGAAGCGGAGTTGCTTAATTCGACACCACAGGGAGGATGAAATGGAGAGAAGAAAAAGAACAAGCATGTATGACCCGTACCGGGAGGATATTGTGGCAGCGCTTGAAGCAGGCAAGACGATCAGACAGATTTACTATGAGATCATATGCCCGGCGCTGAACGGCGGGTGTGAATACAGCGGCTTGGTGTATTACGTGAATAAAAACGGTCTCCGGTACGTCACAGAAAATGACGGTTATGAGCCAGTGCATATCTGTGCGGAGTGTGAGCATTGCGGTCAGATCCAGCGGGAGCGGTTTGATCCCATGAGAATTTGCAAAACAGCGGAGCGGGAGGTGTTGGCGGTGGTTAAAACGTCGCCGCGGTGGTGCCCGTTACGATCGGGAGGGGGCGAGTAAATGCATAGAGACAGCAAGGAGCGCCGCAGGCGCATGGCGGAAATCAGTGAGAAGATGACACGCCCGAGCAAGCATGTGAGCGGCGACGCGCTTAAGAGATTCAGAGAGGTGCCGTATCAATTAAGGTACAGGAGGGAGCAGGTAAAATAATGAGTTGCGAAAAAGAATGCAAGCTCGGCAAAACATATTGCTGCATGGAGTGCCCGAGCAACGATATATGCCGGGAGAAGCGCAAGAACAGAAGATTGAGCTTTGAAAAAGCTGTGAAGTGGATCGCCGTTAGCATTGCGGTTATCGCCGGAATCAAGATGACGGGATCGGCGTGGTGCCTGTGGGCGTTTGCTTTGCCGGTAATGGCAGATTAGGAGGGATATCCATGAATGAGAATGAAGCAATCGCAAGAATCAAGAACCGGATGTATACGGTGGAGCAGGTAGCCGGGAAAGGCGGAATGGAAGATCTGGAAATGGCGATCAAAGCGTTGGAAGAGATCCAGAAGTACCGTGCATTAGAAACGCGTCTTGCGGAAATGTTCGGCGGGGCGCTCTGTCTTGAGATCGTAATAGACGAACTGGAACGACAATTAAAAGAGCCAGACAACCCGCATCCGATAAATGCAAAAATTCTTACCTACGAAGACGCAGCGGCTTGGGATGCTTATCGTGCGATTGGCACGCCGGAAGAGTGCCAGAAATCGGTAGCAGTCTGCAAATCTATGATTGATCGCAAAATTACACCTGAGAACATGGAAGAATACATGAAATTCGAGGATGAATGTGTAAAGTGTGGATTTACGCTCAAAAGCCTGTTGGAAGCAAGAGAAAAGCAGATTCCATATAAGCCATAACGTAAAAAATTGGTTTGGGGTATTGGAAAATGCAAATGTGGTGTTGAATTTTTGGACAGACAAACAGGCTTCTGTGGGAATTGCGGTCAGAAATTAGATTGGGAGGGCGAACGATGGGAAGACTAATTGATGAAAAGTTGTTAATTTGGAAAGCGCAATCGAGATCGTGGAAGGCGGTGGAGTAGATGGCTAAGTGGAATGCGGGCGTAGGTTTACAATTAACGATTGACTATGATGACATTGAAGCTGATACAGAAGCGGAAGCCATTCAGATTGCGAAAGAGAGGGCATTAGAAGATATCGAATGGAATAACTGCGACTGTGATGCGAGCAATCCGATTGTGTATTACTGCCAGGAGGAAGAAACGGAGGAAGCGGAGGATGAGTAGAGCGTTACCGATTTTATTCAATACTGAGATGGTTCGGGCGATTTTGGATGGTCGGAAGACTTGCACAAGGCGAGTTATCAAATTGCCGGAAAATATGGATGGTGTACCGGTTGGAAAAAGCGGAGATTGCAATAATCCGCTTGGGTTCATGTATCCTGGTTGTATTAAAAGACCGCCATATCAGCCGGGAGATATCCTCTACGTTCGGGAAACATGGTGTGCGCTTCCGGTAAATGAAGCCGGTCATATGCGTGGTCACTCTATTTATTATTATAGAGCTGATGGAGATCTGCGACCGGAAGGATGGCGTGGTAAGTGGCGCCCGTCCATTCACATGCCGAAAGAAGCGGCACGTATCTGGCTTAAGGTTACGGATGTGAGAGTGGAACGGTTGCAGGAGATTACTCCAAAAGACGCTGAAAATGAAGGTGTCGGAAATCTTTTTTATGAAGATATCGGATATAGCGAAAAGAACTATGGAACCGAAGTAGACCCGGAATATGGAATTGCGAAAGAACAGTTTGCATGGTTGTGGGAATCAACCGTCAAGAAATCCGACCTTGACCGCTACGGATGGAAAGCGAACCCGTGGGTGTGGGTAATCGAATTTGAGCGGTGTGAGAAACCGGCGGAATCCCCATATGCTTGGAATGATGCAATACATAAGTTGACGAAAGGAGTGTAGTAAATGGCTAAAGCAGTATTGGTTATGGATATGCCGGAACAGGTGTGCCAGAAATGCACATTGTGCTATGAGACAGAGAATGATGACGAATATCTGTGCTGTGCGACAGGGAAGCTTGTACCAGACGGAGCAAAGCCGGATTGGTGCCCACTTCGGGAACTGCCGGAGAAATCAGCTCATCCAGAGCATTGTGACAATGGAATGTTCGATGCAGGGCGGAACGGATGCCTAGATGCCATAGAGGGAGGTGCACATGAGCAAGAGTAGAGCAAGTAAGCTGAACGGCTACCGGAGTGCGGTAAGCCGGCAGAAAAACGATGTGTATAAGTTCAAGACCAAGAGAGGTAAGAAAAAGTAGTGTAAAACACGATTGCGGATAAGAAACAAATCTGTACCGAAAAAAAATTTTTAGGGGCTTCTGACATATTAATCAAAACATGTCACTTTTACAGGAGGAAAAAGATATGATGAAAGCCTTAATTATTAGCGTGGTTACAGATTTGGCACGTGAACTTGTATGTGATCTGATTTTAAATTACATATCGGAAAAATTAAAGAAATAGTTTAGGGAAAGGAGTCGAGACTCTGGCCAGAGTGATGCATATGCGGTCTCCTTTTGAAAAATGACATACAAAGAATTTTTAGAATCCAAGATTGAACTTGCAACGGAAAGCGGGTTCGTTGTGGATCCAAAAAAAGTAAATAAGGTATTAAAGCCGCATCAGAGGGATGCTGTGGTGTGGGCACTGAAAGGTGGCAGACGTGCACTGTTTGAAAGTTTCGGACTTGGAAAGACCGTGCAGGAAATTGAGTTCTGCCACTTGGCAGCAGAATATAGCGGCGGTCGTGCGTTGATCGTATTACCGCTTGGAGTAAAGCAGGAGTTTACGCATGACGCGGTGGAAGTGCTTGGATATGAGAAGCCAGAGTATTGCCGGACAATGGAAGAAGTAGGACAGAGCACCAGCCAGATTGTGCTGACGAATTATGAGCGTGTCCGGGATGGGGACATCCGGCCAGACTATTTTGCAGCGACTTCGTTGGATGAAGCCAGCGTTTTAAGAAGTTTTGGCAGCAAGACTTATCAGACATTTTTGGACAAATTCAAGAATGTGCCATATAAGCTGGTAGCCACGGCTACGCCATCGCCGAACAAATACAAGGAGCTGATCCATTATGCCGGATATTTGGAAGTGATGGATACAGGGCAGGCGTTGACGAGATTCTTCCAGCGTGACAGCACTAAAGCGAACAACCTCACGTTGTACCAGAACATGGAAGATGAGTTTTGGATGTGGGTAAGCAGTTGGGCGCTTTTTATCACAAAACCTTCAGATCTCAATCCAGTATATTCCGATGAGGGATATGATCTGCCGCCACTTGATGTAAGATGGCACGAATTGCCGGTGCATTATGGCGATACAGCGGATAAGGACGGACAGATTCAGTTATTTCAGGAAGCAGCCGAGGGATTGAAAGAAGCGGCGACGGTCAAGAGAGATAGTATTGATCGCCGCGTGGAAGAAATGAAACGAATTGTGGAAGAATCACCGGAGGATCATTTCCTTTTGTGGCATGATCTGGAGAATGAACGGCATGCAATCAAGAAAGCACTGCCGGATGTGGTGGATATTTACGGATCTATGGATTATGATCTGCGCGAGCAGAGGGTTATTGACTTCTCGAATGGACGGACAAAGTTATTTGCCACAAAGAAATCATTATCCGGATCCGGATGTAATTTTCAGAAATATTGCCACCGCGAAATATTTCTTGGAATTGATTATGAGTTCAACGATTTTATCCAGGCGGTACACCGGTGTTATCGATTTTTACAGAAAGAGCCGGTTGTGATCGACATTATCTACATGGAGAACGAGCGGCAGATCAAGGAAGCTTTGCTTGAAAAATGGAAGAATCACAATCACATGGTCGCGAAAATGATCGAGATTGTAAAAAAGTATGGTCTTAATTCGGAGAATAAGGCGCAGCGGTTAGAAAGGAAGATGGGTGTGGAAGGTAGCAGAGAAGAAAGAACAGTAAGAGGAAACCATTATGAAGCGGTATATGGGGATTGTGTAGAGGAAACTCGAGCAATGGAAACGAACAGCATTGATCTGATACATACATCCATTCCGTTCGGTAATCATTACGAGTACAGTGCCAATTATAACGATTTCGGGCATAATCAGAACACGGACCGGTTCTTTGAACAGATGGACTTCCTCACACCGGAACTGCTTCGAGTGTTAAAGCCGGGGCGCGTGGCTGCAATCCATGTCAAGGACCGTGTGTTATTTGGAAATGTGACAGGAACAGGATTTCCTACAATGGAACCGTTTCATGCAGAATGCATCAGACACTATACAAAGCATGGATTTCTCTATTTTGGAATGATAACGGTGGTAACAGATGTTGTAAGGGAAAACAACCAGACTTATAGATTGGGATGGTCGGATTGTTGTAAAGACGGAACCAAGATGGGGGTAGGCTGTCCAGAATACATCTTGCTCTTTAGGAAACAACAGACAGACCATTCAAAAGGCTTTGCGGATGAAAGAGTATCAAAATCAAAAGAAGAATACACGCGTGCGCAATGGCAGATTGATGCACATGGTTATTGGAGATCATCCGGTGACAGGCTGGTAAGTAAAGAAGAGTTGAAAGAGTTTCCAGTGGATAGCTTACAGCAGGTGTACAGGGAGTACAGCCGCGGCAGCGTATACAACTATGAGGATCATGTGAAGCTTGCGGAAGATCTGGACAAGGACGGAAAGCTCCCGGCAACGTTCATGGTGGTTGCTCCGGGGTCATGGAATCAACTGGAAGTGTGGGAGGATATCAACCGGATGCGTACCCTTAACACCACACAGAGCCGCAGACGCGCACAGATGCACGTATGCCCGTTACAGTTGGATATCGTGGAGAGAATCATCAACAGATATAGCAATGAGGGCGATACGGTCTATGATCCGTTTGGTGGTCTTATGACAGTTCCAATGACAGCAGTTAAGATGCACCGGAATGGTAAAGGATGTGAACTGAATCAGGATTACTTCCGGGATGGTGTTGGATATCTGCAGGCAGCGGAAAATGAAGTGGACGAGCCAACATTGTTTGATTTTATGCCGGAGGTGCTGCCATGATTAACGGAGAATTGCTAGTTGATAACTTCGCCGGCGGGGGCGGCGCTTCCACCGGTATAGAACTGGCGACCGGATATAGCGTAGACATTGCAATCAACCATGATCCGGAAGCCATCCGGATGCACAAGGCTAACCATCCAAACACAAAGCATTATTGTGAAAATGTGTGGGCGGTGGATCCCGTAAAAGCCTGCGGTGGTCATCCGGTAGCGCTTGCCTGGTTCTCGCCGGACTGCAAGCACTTTTCAAAGGCAAAGGGCGGCAAGCCCAAGGATAAAAATATCCGCGGTCTTGCGTGGGTGGCCTGTCGGTGGGCGGGGCTGGTGCGACCGAGGGTGATAATGCTTGAGAATGTGGAAGAATTTAAGACATGGGGACCGCTGAACCGTGGACATCATCCGATTAAGAGCAAACAGGGCAAGACATTTGAGCGGTTTGTACAGCAGCTTACAGATTTAGGCTATGAGGTGCAGTTCAAGGAGCTGATCGCCGCCGACTACGGCGCGCCGACCATGCGCAAACGATTCTTCATGATCGCGCGGTGCGACGGCAAGCCTATAGTCTGGCCAGAGCCGACACACGCACCGGCAGACAGTGACGAGGTCAAGGCTGGACTGCTGAAACCGTATGTGGGAGCATACACGCAGCTTGACTTTTCTCTTCCATGTCCGTCCATTTTTGATACGTCCGAGGAAATCAAAGAGAAATACGGGATCCGGGCGGTACGTCCGCTAGCACCGAAGACGATGGAGAGAATAGCACGAGGACTGAAAAAGTTTGTGCTGGACAACCCGGAACCGTTTATTGTTCCTATTGGGTACGGGGAGAGGAAAGGACAGGCGCCTAGAGTTCACGACATCGAAAAGCCATTGCCGACTATTGTGGGGAGCGGAAAGCATTATCTGTGTGAGCCGTACATGGTGCAGATTGGTCAGACTGGTTTTACAGCAGACCGGAGCAAGGACGTGCGGTCACCGCTCACAACGATTGTAAGTAAGAATGAACATTGTCTTATCAGCCCTACGCTTATCCAGTATCATTCTGAGACGGCACAGGGAGAAGTCCGGGGGCAGACCATTAAAGATCCGATCATGACTGTGGACGGATCGAACAGATATGGACTGGTCACATCATTTTTGAGCAAATTTTACAAGAGCGGCACGGGGCAGGATCTGCGGGAACCGTTACATACCATCACAACATCAGCGGGACATTTTGGTGAGGTCAGAGCATTTTTAATCAAATACTATGGTGAGGGCACAGGACAGGATATAAAAGAGCCGCTTGACACAATAACATCAAGAGATCGCTTCGGATTGGTGACCATCAATGGGACGGATTATCAGATAGTGGACATCGGACTGCGGATGTTAGAACCACGGGAGCTATATGGGTGCCAGGGATTTCCGGATGATTACATAATTGACCATGATTATACTGGGAAAACGTATCCGCGGAGTGAACAGGTGCGCCGATGCGGTAATGCTGTGTGTCCACCGATACCGGCAGCACTGGTAAGAGCGAATCTTCCAGAATTGTGCGTAGCGGAACGTATGCCAAACATGAGGATCGAGTCAGAGCAGACCGGACAGCTCCGGTTTGCATGAGATCAAACAGGCTCCGTCAGCAGTAATGCGGCGGGACGGAAAGAGAGGATAAATAGATGGAGAAATTTTTTACAATTAACAAAGACAGTGATTTTTATAAAGCATATGTACAGTATCAGAAAGATGTAAAAGCGAATGCGCAGGCATTTAAGAAATTTTCGGAGGAACACGGGATTGAGTCGACGCAATATATTCCAGACGATAGAGCGGTAATAATTATTCCAACTAAAAATGATTTGCAGAAATTTCAGGGTATGTTTACAAAAAATAAATTATATTACGAAAACGGTGTTAGACGTTTCAGAGCAAACTGTCAAATTACCAAGGATTGGCTTGAGATTGCAAAGACGGTACCAAAGCCGAAAAAACCGGATTACTTCTGCTACGGAATGAGATTTTGTGGGAAATATAGCACAAGGTGCTTTATGATCGGCGATGTTTTATATGGTTCGGCGGAGAATGTAGAAGTAAAGCTACTCGACTTTATGACAGAAATTAAAGCGAGCGAGTTTTATAAGGCAATCGAGGAAGAAGAGAGCAGAGAAAAGGAGCAGTTATGAAAAAGAAAATTTTAGCAGCAATTTTAACAGCAACACTCTTGATCGCCGGATGCAGTGACATGGCGAACGTCAGCGCAGGGCAGGATAATACGATGGTATTGGTAGAAGGTTGGCGGGATTACGGTATCTATGCGGACAAAGACACAGGCGTCATGTATCTGGTGTATCAGCGGAATGGTACCGGATGTACCGTTATGCTCAATGCAGACGGGACACCGAAGATTTGGCAGGGAGAGGAATAGGAAAAGAAAGTTTTAAAGGGGGAATGTGCGTGGATGAAAAAGAGATATACGAGATCTGCATGAGCGTGGACAGCTTTATTGCTGCGGAACTGACAGAATCCATCGTGCGCGGCACCAGCTACGACATGCTGGAAGCTCACTACGGCATTCTCCCGATCAGCAGACGGAGTTTTTACAGGCGGCGCAGGACAGTGCAGAGGTTAATGCGGCAGAGGATGGCGCGGCTGGTGGAAGAGAAGAACGGACAGTATATGATTGTATGGGGAAGAGAGGGATAACAACCTCTCTTTTTTCATGCCTAAAATGGCACAAATTCACTGTAGTCTTGCCTTATAATTATGATATGAAGAAAGGATTATGCCATGTATAAAGCACAGAGGAATTACGAAAATGCACAGCGGATGTTATTTGAGGGTGTTGGTCGGTATGACATACCTGGGATAGAGCCTACGCAATTTGACAATGCAGAATTTATCGGGTTTAACTATGCCAAGAGCGCGAAAAAACCAGAGAGCAAGGCGGTGCACTTCTTCCTGGATGACTACCAGTTTACCAGAGTATGGACAGATCCGGATAGATACATTCCGATGCTGCAGCGGTTCAAGTATGTGTTAACACCGGATTTTAGCCTGTATACGGATTTCCCGAAACCGTTGCAGATATATAATCATTACCGTAAACACTGGCTGGGCGCGTACTGGCAGATGTACGGCATCAACGTCATTCCTACGATTTGTTGGAGCGACCGGGAGTCTTTTGAATGGTGCTTCGATGGAGAACCTACACAAAGTGTTGTGGCGGTTTCTTCTGTCGGCACACAGAACAGCAAGGAGAAGAAGCAAAGGTTTCTGGAAGGATACATGGAGATGGTAGAGCGATCAGCCTACACAGATTATCTTTTATGGCAGAGTGCCAGACGAGTGTAAGGGGAATATCGTACATATCAAGCAGTTTAGCGAGAAATGGCATGAAGCGGAGGCGGCACAATGGTAATGAAAATAAATTTACAGTTCTTTGGTGGCCGCGGTAGTTCTAGTGGGCTTGGTGGCGGTGGAACAGTTGCTTTTGATGTTGATATGAAAGGTTCCAGAGTAAGCTATGTAGTAAGAAATGGAAAAGTATATAGCGAATCTGGAGATCCAATAGCATTGTCTGCAAACCAGATTATGGAAAATGCTAAAAATCTTGGGTATGGCGTGAAAACGTATAATGCAAAACAAGCAGCGACACGAGAACAACAGCGAGCAGAGGACAGGAAGAGAACGAGTGAGCAGTTAGATGAACTTTGGCTCAAAGCGGGTCCAAAGCCAAGAAAAGGTTGGAAAGGACATTGATTTACAGGAGAAAGATAAATGGGCGGCAGAGGAGCAAGCAGCAGATTAAGCGATAAGGGAAAAAGATACGGAACGGAATACAAAACCCTTGCACAGTTCGGTAATGTAAAGGTGGTGCGAGCAAATGATGGTGGCGCAAAATCACCAATGGAAACAATGACACCTGGGCGAATATATGCCACGGTAGATAAGTTTAATGACATTAAGTATATTACATTTCATGATGCAGATGGGGAAAGGGTAAAGCAGATTGACGTAAAAGGGAAAAAGCACAATGGAGCATTACCACATACTCATAACGGATATGAGCATGACGAGTACGGAACTTATCCGGGGGTATCAGTTAAGGACAGCAAGAGGGTTGATAAAATACTGAAATCATGGGAAACGAAGCGTAAAAAGTTGAATTTATAAGAAGAAAATGGTATATTCTATATGCAAGGCTGTAGTTCACAGAGGAGAACACCGCACAGCGGAGAGCCCGGTGCAATTCCGGGCAACTTGCATTAAGAGGATGTACCAAATGGTACTATCTTAGCAAGTAGTCGTATAGGGGGATTACATGGTGATTGCCATAACTCCGGTTCGAATCCGGACGCTTGCTTAAGAGGATGTACCATAACGGTATGTCCTTTTTATTTTGTCAGAGAGGAAGTGAGATAGTGGAGAATTACGAGAAAGCAGAACAGGACTATATGGCAGGAATGAAATACAAGGAGATAGCGGAGAAGTACGGAACCACTATCAACACTGTCAAGAGTTGGAAGAAACGGTATGGATGGAGCAGGGGAGAGGGTGCACACAAAATAGAAAAGGTGTGCACACAAAAGCCAAAGGGTGCACACAAGAAAGCAGTGCCCATAGATGACGGTACAAAAGAGACACTACAGAATGATGACCTTACGCCGGAACAGCAGATGTTTTGTATATATTACAGCAAGACGTTCAATGCGGCGCAAAGTTACCAGAAAGCATATGGATGCAAGTATGATACAGCAATGGTTAATGGCTGCATGCTACTAAGAAATACTAAGGTGCGAGAAGAGATAGAACGCCTAAAAGAGATCAAGCGGCAGCAGATAGTAGCCGGAACAGAGGATCTCGTGGAATTGCAGATGAGGATTGCGTTCGGTGATATCGGGAATGTGCTGGAGTTCGGGCGGGAAGATATTGAAACAAAAGACGGTCGGATGGTTCGGGTTAATTCCTTGAGGGCAAGGGAATCCAGTGAGGTTGATACGCAGATGATTAAGAGCATCACAGAGGGACAAAACGGCTTGACTGTGGTCATGAAAGACGAACAGAGGGCGATTGATTGGCTCACGAAGTTCTTTGAGATGAATCCAGACGACAAGCACCGAAGAGAATTTGACAAGCGGAAACTTGAACTTGAGATGCTCAAACTTGAAATGCAGACCAAAGAGGGTGCAGACGATACACCGGAGCAGGACAACTTCTTAGAAGCCCTGAATGCGTCAGCACAGGAAGTGTGGTCGGATGAATGATTGGGAAAGCATTGATAGACGCATAGCCAAGTTAAAAGAAAACATCATGCGAAATGCTGTTCGGATGAAAAGGAAGTACCAGCAGAACGGTTTTGAGTTTCGCCCGTTCTCGACCAAGCAAAAGAAAGTCCTTACCTGGTGGTGCGATACATCCCCAGTAAAGGATATGGACGGCATCATAGCGGACGGAGCGATCCGAAGCGGTAAGACACTCAGCATGTCACTTAGTTTTGCGTTGTGGGCTATGAGTACATTCAACCAGCAAAACCTTGGCATGGCAGGAAAGACGATCGGCTCCTTTCGGCGAAATGTTTTGTTCTGGTTAAAACTGATGCTAAAGAGCCGTGGCTACAAGGTAGCAGACCACCGCTCCGACAACATGGTCGAGATTTCAAAGGGCGAAGTTGTAAATTTCTTTTACATATTCGGCGGAAAAGATGAACGGTCGCAGGATTTGATACAGGGTATCACACTTGCCGGTATGTTCTTTGACGAGGTCGCCCTCATGCCGGAATCATTCGTGAATCAGGCAACAGGACGTTGCTCTGTGGATGGTTCAAAGTTCTGGTTTAACTGCAACCCGGACAGCCCCAGCCATTGGTTCAAGGAAAACTGGATAGATAAATCAACCGGGTATCTTGGAAAGAAAAAGGTTGAGGAGATAAGGCAGAAAGCAGCCGAGGAAAATAAGCCGGACGGGTTGAAAGAAATCATATATCTGCATTTTACGATGGACGATAACCTTTCTCTTTCTGAAAAGGTAAAGGCGCGATACCGGGCAATGTATAGCGGAGTATTCTATGACCGCTTTATCCTTGGCCTGTGGGTGATTGCCGAGGGATTGGTCTATGGAATGTTCGATAAGGAAAAGAACATCTTCCACGGAGAATATGAGTACAGCCCGCAGTCATCCTATTATCTTTCCATCGACTACGGAACTATGAACCCATTCGCGGTAGGGCTGATGGAGTTGCAGAACAGCGGCAGGGTGAGGATGCTCCGGGAGGGGCACTATTCCGGCAGAGAAAAGGGCGTAACCATTGACAACGAAGCATATTACAAAATGATACAGGAAATCGCCGGGGACTTCCCGATAACGTCAATCGTTATCGACCCGTCAGCGGCAGCAATGAAAGCCACAATCCGGAAATACGGGGAATTTACCTGCATGGACGGAAATAATGACGTTCTGAACGGAATACAGGAGGTAACGAAGTATCTGAATCTCGGTATGCTCCAGATCCACGAAAGCTGTGTGGAGACGCAAAAAGAGTTTGGAGCGTATGCCTGGGATGAGAAAGCTGTGGGAGAAGACAGGGTAATCAAGGAGTACGACCACCACATGGACCTTATCAGATACTTTATTTACACAGTAGCAAGAAGATATAACAGGGGACTTATTTAGGAGGAAACAATGGGAATTATGTCAGCTATCAAAGAATGGTGGAGCAGAATGTTCCTGTCAGAAGTAAAAGACCAGTTCAAAGTGACTGGCATTACATCCGGGGATATGCAAAAGGCAATCCAGAACTGGATGTTGATTTATAAGGGCGAACCGGACTGGATAGACCCGGAAGAGGGAATTAAGACAATCAAATTTGCGAAATTCGTCTGTGGAGAAATCGGCAGACTTGCTACGCTTGCGATTGATGTGACGTTTGACGGAGCGAGAAAAGAGTACATGACGCAGTTCTGGGAGAAGTCTGTGCATGACCGCATCCGGGAGTGGACGGAACTTATGTGTGCCTGTGGTACAGTTATTTTAAAGCCGAACGGAACCGGCGTGGATTTGGTAACGCCAGATAGATTTGAGATAACAAGCCTTGATGGAAATCACAACATAACCGGCATTGTGTTCCAGGACAGCTACCGGGAGGGAGACGAGTATTTCACAAAGCTGGAATACCACAGATTTTTTACCGCCAGCGTGAGGATGTCGGATGCGGAAGAGTACACCGAGACAACTTACTACTCCATATCGAACAGAGCGTTCGTATCGAAGAATGCCGGGGAAATAGGGAAGCCGATTGATTTAAGCATGACAATGTGGTCTGGACTGCAGCCGGACGTACATATCACAAAAAAGAATGGCGAGCAGATCAATTCGATGCTGTTCGGGTTGTTCCGGATGCCGTCCTCTAACGATATTGATTTGAGCAGTCCTCTCGGACTATCAGCCTTTGCAGATGCGATCGAGGAGTTAAAAGATTTAGATATTGCGTATAGCCGGAATGCGGAGGAAATCGAGGAAAGCCGGAGGATGGTCATAGTGGATGACAGGCTGATTCAAAAGCCGGCATACAAGGACGAGAAAGGCAACACAGTAAGACCACATGTAAAATTGCCTAAGTTTTTCAAGGCAATGGCAGGAATGGATGCAGAGGAAACGTACCATGAGGTCAACCCGACATTGAACACGGACACGAGAAAGAGCGGAATCAATCAGCAGTTATCCCTTGTCGGTGTGAAGTGTGGGTTCTCCAATGGGTATTTCGTGATTGACGAGAAAACCGGCATGGTAACTGCCACACAGGTAGAATCCGATGATCGCAGAACCATCCAGCTTATCAAGGATGTGCGGGACGCAATGCAGAAGTGTCTTGATGATTTATTCTATGCGCAGTCTGTATTTGCGGACTTGTATGGCCTTGCGCCGGCGGGCGACTATGAACCACAGTATGACTTCGGGGACATTACCTACAACGAGGAAGAGGACAGGATGCGGAATCTCACGCTTGCCAATTCTGGCTATATTCCGAAATGGCAGTACCTAGTCAGGTTTGAGGGGTATTCGGAAGAAGAAGCCAAGGCAGCGGTTGAGGAAGCAAGCGGGGCACAGGACAAAGGATTATTCGGGGAGGAGTAGAAATGATATATACACGTTTTGAGAGTTACTGTGAAAAATGCGAAGAATTAGCGCCAGAAGCGATAATAAATGTTTATGAACGTGCGGACAGCTGCAGAACTGTAAATACAACCATTTATTGCAGGCATCGGCATAGATGCGCTGCTATTAAGAAACAAATAGAAAGGGAAGCGGCTGAATGAAATACAACAAGACTGTCGGTATGGTAAGCATCCAGATTGATACCAAGCGGATAGATGATAATGTGAGACGGGCGCAGGATTTGTTAGATCAACAGGTGCTTAATGACATGATTCCGTATATGCCATATCAACAGGGAGCAATGAGGGGAGCGACACAGATCATTGAACCCGGTCTTATATCAACCAATACACCATATGCGCATTATCCGTACGAGGGAGAACTTTATTTAACAGAGGATGGGCGCTCATGGGCGAATAAAGGGGAAAAGAAGTACCCGACAGGAACACCACTACAGTACCATACTGCTGGAACAGGTGACCATTGGTTTGAACACGCCAAGGAGGAACACGGGGAACAGTGGATTGACTTGGTAAGGCGCGAAGTAGGAAAGGGATAAATATGCTGGAACCGGATTATTTCTATGGAAAATCGGATGTGTTAATTTCATACGAGCAGGAACTTGAGGACTGGATATTGCAGGATATTGCTATGCGGTTACTTAAAGCGGAAGCTATGGCCGGAACAACCGATATGGAACTGTATAAGCTGCGGCAGCTGGGCTTGCATCAGAATGAAATTGTGAAACGATTATCTGCCCTTACGCAGAAATCAACGGCAGAAATCCGCAGATTATTGCAGGATGCGGTGCTGACATCTTGGGATGATGATAAAAGCACGCTGTCCCGCCTTGGAATAGATGCGGTATCCCCACTTGAAAATCCGGTTGTCATGGAGCTACTAGATGCAGAATTTAAGAAAACACTCGGAGAAGTGAACAATCTGACACGTTCCACCATGATGCAGTCGCAGCGTGATCTCATGAATATGCTCAATGAAGCCGAGATGCGTGTGGCGGCCGGCGTGCAGTCATACAGCGCGGCGGTGTGCGATATACTGGATCAGTACGGCAGGACAGGCGTTATGATCGATTACCCAACCGGAACGCGCCGGACATTGGAAGCGGCGGTCAGAATGTGCGTAGTCACGTCTATGAACCAGACGGCGGCGCAGATAACCAATCATTATATAGCGGAGCATAATGTAGAATATGTGCTCGTATCAGCACACTTGGGTGCGAGGACACAGGGAAAAGGACAACCGTATCTTGCCGGTCATGATAACTGGCAGGGCAGATGCTATAAAATATCTGGGAGCGAACCGGATGCGCCGAATCTGGCGGAAACGACCGGCTATGATATTGTGAACGGGACAGGACACGTCTTAAATCCTCTGGGGCTGCATGGGTATAACTGCCGGCACTCCCATAAGCCCTGGAACAAGTCTTTGCGAAATCCGTATCTGGATGAAAACGGCAATCTTAAGATTGACAGTGAGGAGAACCGGAAGGTATATGAACTGCAACAGCAGCAAAGAGCAATGGAGCGTGCCATCCGGCAGACGAAGCGGCAGCTACTTGTGAAACAGGCAGAGATTGACGGTGTGGCGGAAACAGATGTAAAGACCATGCTACAACCGGAATATGATCGTCTGGCATACCGCCTGCGGACGCAGAATCAGAAGTATAAGCAGTTCTGCGCGGACAATGGATTGCAGACACAGGCTGATAGAATCAAGGTAGCCGGATTTAAGCGGGCGCAGTCAGCAAAGACGAATGGCAGGGCGACGGCGTATCAGAATCGGAGGACAGGCAAGGCGGCTCATTCTGTGAATACAGGGGCAAAAGTAAAGTATGATGAAAATAGAACCTATAGGATAGATTTAGAATCATACGATGAAAATATAAACGATAGTCTATCGACAGTTGCAAAAGAACTGGCAAAATTAGGAGATGCGGACGGATTTGAACATAGCGTGTTTGTGGATTTAAACACAGGAGAAATTGGACGATATGTTACCGACAGATTACCGGAATCAGTTGTCCCGGATTATCCATATCTGAAAAAACACAGCAATGTGGCATTTTTGCACAATCATAATGTTGACACAGAGTTATCATTTCCGGATGTCGGATTGATGGTGAATGAAACAGAGATAAATGTTGTTGCGGCGGTTAGAAATGATGGTATAATAACATTAGTAGAAAGCAATGGAATGAAAAATAGCGCATATTTACCGCTTGAATACGAAGAACTTAGAAAAAAAATTGATATGGATATGCTGGATAGGGATGGATATATTGATCCTTGGAAGGTAGAGATTGCACTGCGAGACAAGGCTATAAAAGAGTATGCAAAGAATGGAATGAAAACCTATGGAGAGAAGATATAAGAATTTTAAAGAGTTTTTGACAAAAGCCGAATATCCGTTTATTCGTACAGATATGTCGGAAGCTGAATATGAGAAAGAATATGATTATTATATTCATAATTATGACAAAGTAAGGAATGGAACATATAAGCCGCTCTGGAAACAGAGAGAAGAGGGAGCATAGCGCTTCCTCTTTCATTTTGGCACAAATCATGTACCAGCATGAGTTATTATAATATTGCCAGATGGAAGTTGCTCATCCATTTGCACCTCCTTTCATATGTGTTATACAGAAAAGCGCCTTGAAATATAGGCGCTTTTTGCGTGCTGAAAAATGGCACAAATCTTTTATATTCCCATGCTACAATATATTTAACAAATGAATAGCACCGGGCGGAACGTAGGAATCCGCCCGCTACCCTACAAAAATTATAGGATGTTGTTATGGCACGTCCTGTTTTGGGCGTGCTTTTTATTTTACAAATTGCCAGCTATGGGGCAAATAGCAACTCGATCGTGCCGGGCTGACCGGAGTAAAAACTTAGAAAGAAAGAGGAGTGAAACATGGTAAAAGTTGTAGCAGAACTTGAAAAACTTGGCTTAGAACTGACAGACGAGCAGAAAGAATCCATCAAGAAGAGCATCGGTGAGGAAGTGTATTCCAAGGGCGAACTTGATAAGAAAGTAAAAAAGGCAGAGGAAGAACGCGATCAGTATAAGACCCGCGCAGAGACTGCGGAAGAGACTTTAAAGGGGTTCGACGGCAAAGACCTTGAAACCATCACAAAAGAGCGTGATAAGTGGAAAGAGAAGGCTGAGACAGCAAAGAAAGATTATGATGCCAAGATTGCAGAGCGTGAGAAAAGTGACTTGCTGGAAAAGGCATTTGAGGGTGTCAAGTTTTCCTCGGCATCCGCAAAAAAAGCGATCATGAGCGACATTGCCGCGAACGTATCCGTCAAGGATGGTAAGCTGATCGGATTCAACGACTTGCTGGAAGATGCCAAGAAGAATGACGCGAGCGCATTTGTTGATGAACAGGCGCAGCAGAATGAACAGAATCAGGCAACATTCACTGCTCCGATGGGAGCCGGAGCAAAAACCGAGCCGATCACCGGAGATCCGAACAAAATGGATTATGCGACATACAAAAAGTGGCGCGAACAGAATCAGTAATAAGGAGGAACATTTATGCCAAACACAATTTTAACACCGCAGATCATTGCGAACGAGGCACTGATGGTACTGCAGAGTAACCTTACAATGGCGAATCTCGTGCACAGAGATTATTCCCAGGAGTTTGTAAAGGTGGGCGATACCATTACCGTGAGAAAACCGGCTACATTCGTGGCGAAGAATTTCACCGGTCAGACGGTGGCACAGGATATTACAGAGGGATCTACGACGGTCAAGATGGACAGATTCAGAGATATCACAGTTAATGTGGGTGCCAAAGAGATGACTCTTGATATCAAGAATTTTTCCGAGCAGGTAATCACGCCGGCTATGCAGGCTATGGCGCAGCAGATCGACGCCGATCTTCTGGCGGTCGGTATTGCGAAAGCAAAGAAGAAAGCTACCGTGTCCGGCACACCGGTAATCTCGGACATTGCCGGCGTTGGTAAGGCGCTGGATCAGGCAAAGGCACCGCGCACGGACAGACGCTTAATTCTGCCGCCGACGATCCTGTACAAGTACAACACGCTGGATAACTTTGCAAAGCAGTGCTACAAGGGAGATTCTATCGCACTGAAAGAGTCCGAGATCGGCAAGGTGTATACCTGTGAGACTTTTATGTCCCAGAACTGCCCGGAGAACCAGAACGATGCCGCAGGAACCGTTGCATCCTACAAGGTTACCGGAACGAAGGATGCCACAGAGTTTACTGTTTCTGACGGAAAGACAGCGGCGGCTACCATCAAAAAAGGTGATCAGCTTATCGTGAACGGATATCTCTACACTGTGACCGAGGATGTAACGCTTGCATCTGGAGCCGGCACGGTAAAGGTAGATCAGAACATCCCGGAGACCATCGCGACAGCAACAGATGCTTTTGTCGTGAACAAGGCGCATGCTCTTGGATTCCACCGGAACGGTCTGGCACTTGTGACCCGTAACCTTGAACTGCCGATGGGCAATAAGAACGCATACATTGCATCCACAGATGGTCTCGGTGTCCGTGTCGTATTCTCTTACGATTCCGAGCACAAGCAGGATATGATTTCCTTTGATATGATCTACGGCATCAAGGAACTCAACGAGAATTTGCTTGTTGATTTCTCATAAGAAAGGGTGATTCCAAGATGGGATATACCACGTATGACTTCTATCAGAATAAATACTATGGGGATTCTATCGAGGAATCCCTTTTCCCTAAGTGGGAAGATCGCGCAGCTATGAAGCTGGATCAGCTGACCTACGGGAACATTACAGAGGAATCTTTGCAGGAATACGATGAGAAGATTCAGAAAGCCACCTGTGCGCTGGCGGACTTGCTCTATCAGGTTGATTTTAAGACCACGCACGCCAGTGATGAAAAGGGCGGTAATGTGAAGTCGATGTCTTCCGGCGGTCGGTCGATCAGCTTCGGGACCAATGAGACGCTGATTGATAAGGTGCTGAACGACAAGACGGCGCAGAACCGGCTTTGTTATGACACGGTGTGCGAATACTTGTCCGGCACCGGATTGCTGTATGCGGGGGTATGAGATGGGATTCTTCGATAACAAGACGGTTACCCTTTTCAACCGCTCATTCAATGCGGAAACCGAGGAAGAGAAGTATTATACGACATTGCTTGAGGGCGTAGACCTTGTGGAAACCAAGGGGGCGAATGTCTCCAAGAGCGGCATGGACAGCGCCGATGCAGTCAAACTCTACATAGATTTTGCCAACCTTGGCAAAATGGTAAAGCCGTACCTTCCCCCGAAAGCATGGGATGCACTGCCGGAAGAGGAAAAACAGAACTATATCACATTCCACCCCACGGAGGATTTCTTCGTTAAGGGAGATTGCACAGATGTGGAACTGCCGGAAGAGTGTGCGTATGAGTGGATGCATGAGAACTTCGATGATGTTTATAAGGTCACGACCGTAGACAAGTATGAGGATATCTTGTCGCATTTTGAGGTAGGAGGTGTATAAATGGCGGAACTAGAAAAACTTACTATCCTGGATGCGGAGAACGCAGGAAAAGGGCTTCTTGCATTGGTGATGGCATATCCGGATTATCCGCGGGGATTTAAGGCGGACAATTCAACCGTGAAGTGGAATTCCATCAATGAGGACAGGTCCATCGGCGTGTTCCCGCTGCAGGGCGCGGTATATCTGAAAAAGTATATCAGCGGCAGCTATGTAGCACAGATGCCATTTCAGATGATTTATAAGTGTTCGCCGACCACCAACAAGGCGAGTCTGGATGCACAGCAGATGTTAAATGATTTGGCAGCATGGATGGAAGAGAGTGGAATCGAATTTGCAGATCCGCATTTGACGCTGGAGTCGATCGCTAGGACATCCCCGGTGTTCGGCGGCGGACAGAATGAGAAAACAGTAGCTTACGCTGTGAATATGCAGATGAAATATTTTTGCAAGAAATAAGGAGGATGGAGAAGATGAAATTTAATTTACAGTTCTTCGCACAGGACAGAACAAACATGGTATCTCTGCTCGACATTGGGCTGCTCATGGGTGGCAGCACTGGAAAACTGGCAGAGATGGGCGATGGTTACACAGAGATCACAGAGGACTGGGGACCCAGCACGGATTCTAAGCAGTACGTCAATATGAAGAGCGCAAGCAATACCGTGAAAGGGTATGCGCTCAGTATGTCTCCGGAGAGAGAGTATCTGTCGGATGATATGCAGAAAACGATCGACGATATGTTTAAAAAATTCCCGACCGGTAAAGCCTGTGAGACCTATTATTACCGGTACTACAAGACGGATCTGACGGCCGGTGTGGGTGATTGCATCCGCGTTCCGGTAACTGTGTGCCCGTCGAGCACTGGCGGAGCAGGTGGAGACACATTAACCTCGGCTATCCAGATCAATGGTAACGGAGATGTGGAGCTTGGAACAATCACGATCAGCAGCGAGGACGGTTCACATTCCTGGGCGGCAAAATAAGGTGTTAATCAAAAATTAGCATAATGGGGTGGGTTCCTTTCAGTCCTGCCCCATTTCTGAAAGGATGGTAATTTTTATGGAAGAGTTGAAATTAAACAGTGGTCTGAAAAAGATTGCGATTAAGGATGAGGATGGAGATCTTATCACAGTATTGAGCGTGAATGTGGCAGATGCGGACACGGCAGAACATTTTGCACAGATCATCAATAACCTGCAGGAAATCTCGGAGAACTGCGAGAAGGAAGCGGCGGAATGGAAAAAAGAACACAAGCAGGACGAAACGGTTTCTGGAGAGGTTGATGTGGAGAGGGTGTTGCAGATCAATCGTATCCGCGTGAGATACCTGAAACAGATCGCAGAGGAAATTGACAAACTGTTCGGCGAGGGAACGGTTCAGAGCATCTACGGCGATATTACGCCGGATGAAACGGCACTGGTGGAGTTTGTCGAGGGCGTTATCCCGGTAATGAATAAACTCTTCGGCAAGCGTTACGAGATGACCAGAAAACGGTATAACTCCGGCAGAAAAGGGGCAAGGGCATGATAAATGTCATGCTCGACCCACTTCCGGATGAATGGAACGGATACAGGGTCAATACATCATTCCGGATCGGCATACAGGTATTTCTTATCCAGTACGACAAAGAACTGAATGAATACGAGAAGAGTGATGCACTGATCTGGCTGCTGTTTGATGACCGGGAGCATCCGGTAGGCTATGAGTTACAGGAATGCGTCGAGTGGTTCTTGAATGGCTGGTTTCATGATAAACCGGGTTCCTCACAGGATAAACGCCGGCTGATTGACTATGATGTCGACCAGTGGCGCATTTATGCAGATTTCCGGCAGATATATGGGATAGACCTCTCACTGGATGATATGCATTGGTGGATGTTCAACGGTCTGCTCTGGAATATGCCGCATGAACAATCGTCATTTCAGCGGGTCATTGAAATACGCAGGAAGAAAGTTACCGGGAAGATGGGGAACGAAGAAAGAAAAGCTGTGCAGGAAGCACAGCAGATCTATGCACTGGATCAACCGGAAGTTAAAAAAGAGTATACAGAGAATGAAAAAGGTGCCATCGACGAGTATGACCGGATGATGGCGGAGATCAGAGCCAAGAAGAAAGCAGAAAAGGAACTGGGATTAGGTTAGAAAGTGAGGATTGCATATGGCTGGTGGATATGATGGAGAAATCAGAATACGGACGTTAATTGAAAACGGGAAAGCATCTAGCCAGCTGTTGCAGTTGGAAGCTCGGTTTCAGAAGCTGACAAGTGAAGCGAAGAATCTCGCTGACGGAATGCGTGAGATTGAGCAGATGAAAATTCCGACAGAGGAATATAAGGTTGTATTTGACGGATTGCATAGGTCTACATTGGAACTGGATAAACTGCTAAAGCGTCAGGAGGATATGACTGTAAAAGGGAAAAAATCTGGCACAGCCTGGGAAGAACTTGGCAGGAAGATAAAAGATGTCAGTGCAGATATTGAGTCCGCAGAAGAGCATCGACGACAAATGGTAAGAGAAGGAACAGCTTATGTTGATCCCAAGAGCACCGCAGAGTATCAGAAAAAGGCAGAGAAGCTGCGTGAAGTGAACCGTCAGCTTGATGTTACGAAGAAAAAAATGGAAGAGGTTGCTGCCAAGGAAGCAAAGGTAGGCTCCGGTTCAAAGCAGATTGAAAAGGTTGGAAAAGCAGCAAAGAAATCCGCGGGGCTGATGTCCACACTTTTATCAAGGCTGGAAGGAATAACCCTCTCGCTGTTTATTTTTAATTGGATAACAAAGGCTTTTAACGCAATGGTTGCCGCCTTTAAAGAGGGCATCCAGAACATGGCGAAGTATTCCTCGGACTTTAATTCACGGATGTCCGAGCTGAAATCTGCCACAGCTACACTCAAAGCATCACTGGGAACGCTGGCGGCGCCGATTGTATCTGCTGTCATTCCGGCGATAGTGACACTCTGCAACTGGATCACGACGGCGGTCAATAAGATGAATGAACTTGTGGCGGCGCTCTCTGGAAAGAGCACATGGACACGGGCGAAGCAACAGCAGGTGGATTATGCGAAGTCGTTGAATGGCACTGCGGGAGCGGCAAAGAAAGCGGCGGGAGCGTTGCAGAGTTTTGACGAACTGAATGTAATTAACTCAAACAGTTCCGGCGGCGGTGGCGGTGGAACAGATGCCTCTACGATGTACGAGGAAGTGCCGACAAGCGACGCGCTGATCGGTAAATTGCAGCCGTTCCTCGATTATCTTAAGCAGATCAAGGCAGAAGTGATCCGCGGATGGGATGAGACGTGGGCGGCGCTGGATATTGACAGTCAGATCGCAGATATTCGCGGCAGTATCGAATCAATCCGTGGCTCTCTGTCGGATATTTTCGGAAATGCAGATTTGCAGGCGGCGGCAGACAACTTTGTTATGACGCTGGCGTACAGTGTTGGTCAGATTGGCGCGTCTGTTGTCAGTATAGGGGCTACGATCGCACAGAATATCATTGGCGGCATCGACCTGTATTTGCAGCAGAATAGCGGCAGAATCACCGAGTACCTCATTCGGATGTTTGATATCGGCGCTGACGTGGCACAGCTTGCGGGCGAAGCGGCGGAAGCATTTGCTTTTGTGTTCCAGGCATTCGGCAATGAGGACGGGCAGCAGATTACGGCAAATCTGATTCAGATTTTTTCGGATATATTTGGCACGGTAACGCTTCTAGTGGCGCAGTTCGGAGATGATCTGATGCATTTGTTTGTCGATCCATTTGTGAATAACAGCGCCGGCATTAAGACGGCGCTGGAAGGAATTCTTGAAGTTGTGTCGGATGTTACTGGGACGATTTCGGACACGGTGCAGCATTTTACGGATGGAGTAGTAACTTTGTATGACGAACATATCCATCCGCTGATACAGAGCTTGACGGACGGACTGGACGAGATTTCGGCGAAGTTTCTGGAATTCTGGAATACATACGTACAACCGGTGCTTGAAAATATTTCAACCAAATTCCACGAAGTCATGGAGCAGCACATTCAACCGATGCTCGACAGCTTTCTTGGCTTGCTGGGGACAGTCATAGACAATGTGAAAAAACTCTGGGAAGAGGTGCTAGTGCCGGTTATCGAGTGGATCATCGAAAATATCCTGCCGGTGCTGATGCCAATCATCCAGAGCCTTATTGAGGGTGTGTTGAATTTTATCGGCTTTGTGTCTGATATGGTGGCAAATATCATGGATTTCCTGTCTGGTCTCATTGATTTTATCGTCGGCGTTTTTGCCGGAGACTGGGAACAGGCGTGGTCTGGAATCCGGGAAATGTTTTCGGCAATCTGGAATTCGATGAAGCTGATCTTGAGTACAATTTGGAATAACATGAAAGATGGTGTGAAAGCAGCGATTAGCGCTATAAAAGGGCATATTTCGGATTCCTTGCACAATATCAAGGGTGGTTGGCGTGAATCCTGGACAAGTATGAAAACGACGGTATTAGGCATCTTTGATGCAATCAAATCGGGAATCAAAGGGAAGATCAATTCTATCATATCGTTTGTCGAGAATATGGCAAATAGCATAATTATCGGCGTTAATAAGGTTCTGGAGGCGCTGAACAGTGTTGGATTTGATATGCCGGATTGGCTGGGCGGCGGAACTTTTCACCCAAATCTGCAGACATTGTCGACAATCAGCATCCCCCGCCTTGCTAACGGTGGCATCACAACCGGTAGCACCCTTGCAAACATTGGAGAAGCCGGGCGGGAAGCGGTACTTCCGCTGGAAAACAACCTGTCCTATCTGGAGCCGCTTGCAGAAATGATCGCAAGCAAAATGGAAGGTGTTCAGACGGTGCGGATCGTAGCAGAGGAAAGCGGCATATTCAAAGTTGTACGCGAGGGTGCAAATGATTATTTCCGGAGAACCGGCAGACCGGCATTTGATTTTTAGAGAGAGGAGCGGAGAAAATGGCATACGGTGGATTTTTGATAAAGGTAGGCGATTATACCGTTCCTTTCCGATACATTGAAGCTAAGAAATTCAAGTGCGGCATCAAAGGGCAAGATCTGGATTCTTACCGGGATGCAAACGGCATCTTACATCGAGAGGCCTTACAGAATGTTGCAATTAAAGCTGAGTGGGAAACGCCAAACGATATTGATGAAGTGGCGTTGCGCCCGCTGATGGACAGCATCAAGGCACAGTATTCAAATGCGACAGAGAAAAAAGCGCTTGTCACGGCGTGGATGCCGGAACTTGGCGATTATGTAACGATGGACTGCTATCTGCCGGATATAGAATATACCATTGATTATGCGGATGAGACGACCGTGGAGTATTCTTCTTTCCGGCTGGCGTTTGTTGGGTATGGAGGTAGTGTAAATTGATTGATTATGAGTATGCGGATTTGTTCAAACAGAATAGTGTGGATAAGCAGATCACAATTACATCGGATGATGGGCTTGTGAATATCACGAACAATGAACTTCATCAGGAAGAATTTGAACTGACAGAAAGCCTCTGCTCCGAGAGTGAGTTGACGTTCGGTTGCTGTGAAGCCGGAATGATTAAGTTCAAGGTGTCCAATGTATTTTTACCGATGAAAGGAAAGTGGCTGACTGTAAAAATGACGATCGGCGGGAATGCGGCGAATCCGCTTCAAATCGGACGATATAAGGTTTATTCCGATACGCCTACGGCAGACAGAAAATACCGTGATGTGGTGGCTTACGATGCTTTGTACGATGTGGTTAATGCGGATGTGGCGGCGTGGTACAACACGCTTAAGTTTCCGATGACCTTAAAATCTTTCCGGGATGCATTCTTTTCGCATTTCGATGTGGAGCAGGACGATGTGGAACTCGTGAATGACAGCATGACCGTCGAAAAGACGGTGGAAGTCACGGTGTCGACAGATACAAGTACCGGTACGGCGGAGACAAGCACGGTGGGCGAATCCATAGGTGGAAAAGAAACCTTATCCTGCATTCTTGAAGCAAACGGCTGCATGGGTCACATGGGACGCTATGGGAAGTTCCATTATGTGTATCTTGAGCAGAATATTGATGGGCTTTACCCCGCGGACGACCTCTATCCGGCAGATGATCTTTTTCCGCGGGATCCGAAATCATACGGTATAGGGAAAGGCATCTACGTGTCTGCAAAGTATGAGGACTATACCGTTTGCCCGATAGACAAGCTTCAGATCCGGGAGAAAGAAAACGACATTGGAGTTATCGTTGGCAATGGGAACAATGCATATGTGATCGAGGGGAACTTTTTGCTATATGGCAAGGGAACAGACGAACTGACCAGTATAGCAAATAATGTCCTTGCAAAAATTACTGGCGTTACATATCGACCGTTTACGGCGGATTGCCTGGGAAATCCTTGCTTAGAGGTTGGCGATGCGGTGCGGCTGCAGACCCGGTATAAATTGATTGAATCGTACATCTTAAAGCGCACGTTGAAAGGCATACAGGCAATGAGGGACAGTCTGGAAGCTGACGGGGAAGAGTATCGGACAAGCAAAGTCAACGGCGTGCAGAGAAGTATCCTGCAGCTTAAGGGGAAGAGCAATACTCTCGAACGGTCGATTGAGGAAACGAAGTCAACGATTGTTGATGTGGAAAAAGGCTTGCAGTCACAGATTACACAGACAGCATCAGAAATCCGGGCAGAGGTAAAAAATACCACAGATGGGTTATCATCAAGGATTACCCAGAATGCGAGTAGCATTACTGCAGAGGTCAACCGTGCAACGAGCGCCGAGGGCACACTATCCAGTAAGATTACCCAGACGGCAGAGAGCATTACTGCAGAGGTCAGCCGGGCAACGGAAAAAGAAGGACAGCTTGCGGCGGCAATACAGGTCAATGCAGAGGGGATCACAAGCAAAGTTTCCCGGGACAGTGTCGTTTCGGAAATTAACCAGTCAGCAGAGGGATTAAAGATTAGAGCTGATTTGTTGGAACTCAGGGGATCTGTGGAGATGACCGGTGGGTATGTGCATATTGACGCGACAGAGAGTACGGACAACTTGGTTGAACTGAAACGGGAAGGAACACTCGTGCAGATAGGAACGGATGGTTTGAAGTCAGCAGCAGATACGAGAGAACTCACGGCAAGTTACTCTGCTGTGGCGGTGCGTGACACGTCGGCAAACACCATAGCGCAAATGCTCTCAAGTGGAAAAGGAATCTCGTCCTACGGCTGGGAATCCTATTCGGACAAGCGGTTAAAGCATGGTATAGAATCTCTTGATCGGGAAAAGAGCGCAGCGCTTATACAGTCTCTGCGTCCGTGCCGCTTTATTTATAACTATGACGCCGCGGGACATTACCGGCATGGTCTGATTGCACAGGAGGTACTGACTGCGATTGGAGATGAAGACTGGGCGATCTGCTCCGAGAATCCAGATCTGGATGGCAATACCTATTATGCGCTTGACAAAACAGAGCTGATTGCTGATCTGATCGCTACGGTGCAGCTACAGCATGAGGAGATAGAAAAGTTGAAAGAGAGGATGGAAAAGTATGAACAAAGCGTATAACCGTATTAACTGGGAAAATTACCCGAGCGATGCAACACCTATAAATAAGGTAAATCTTAACAGACTGGACAGTGCGACAGACATACTTGACGACCGTGTGATTACTCTGGATACCACAAAAGCCACGAAAACAGAGGTAGCAACGCTTGTGATGGATGTGGCGTTCGAGGAATCGACAGGTATTATTACTGTCACAAAAAAGAATGGATCAAAGATTACCATTGACACGCAGATGGGGAAAATTGCTGTCAACTTTGACTATGACCCGGTTACGGAGCAGATCATACTTACTCTGATCGATGGCACGAAGCAGTACATAGATTTGTCGGCGCTGATTACGCAGTATGAGTTTCTTGATACGGATACCGTGGCTTTTACCATTGGCACGGATGGTAAGGTGTCGGCAATCGTGAAAGAAGGAAGCATCGAGGAAAAACACTTAGAGCCAAATTATCTTGCCAAGATTAAGGTGGAAGCGGCAAAGGCAGAAACAAGCCGGGCAGATGCGGCGGCAAGCGCAACCAAGGCGGAAAGCTATGCCGTTGGCGGTACCGGCAGCCGGGAGGGCGAAGACTCTGATAATGCTAAATATTATTATCAGCAGGCAAAAGACGTATCAGAGGGACTAAAAGGTGGATTGCAGCCGCATGGCACATGTACTTTTGCAGATCTTCCGGCGCTTGCGGATGCCAATGCAGGATGGATGTTTAATATTTCAGACGAATTTACGACCACAGATGATTTTAAAGAGGGATCCGGGAATGTAATTCCTGCCGGTGCAAATATCTACAAGACATCAGACGGCAAGTGGGATGTGCTGGCGGGTACTCCGGTGACGGGGGTCAAGGGTGCAAAGGAGGCAGCCTACCGCCGTGGGAATGTAAGTCTGTCGGCGGCGGATGTTGGGGCAGTAGCCGGGGAGGGGGATGCTTCGGCTACGACGGTGATTTTTTCGGCGGCGGCGGAGCGTACCAATATAACCACTGGCGAGAAGTTGTCTGCGCTATTTAGTAAGATTGCAAAGTGGCTGTCTGATCTTAAGCCAGTGGCTTTTTCAGGTAGCTATGATGATTTAAGCAATAAACCGACAATACCGGCGAATACATGGCGCCCGGTGCAGGACAATTTGACATCCAGTTCCACCACAGACAGTTTATCCGCTAATCAAGGAAGACTGCTGGCAAACGGATCGGCTCGTGATAGCACAAAGATGCCGATAGCTGGCGGTACTTTTACGGGGGCTGTCGGATTTGCAAATAGCACATGGAATCCCGTTGGTGATGATTGCTATATGGGAGATTTTAATGCGGCGGGATGCGTAGCATTTAAAAGTATGTCATCTCAATTAACAGGTATCGCCTTGGTTGGAGCCGGAAGCAACATGTACGGTCGGCTTTTGGTACAAAATGATGGCGGTGATATGTACCTTGCCACAAACGGCGCGTTTTATGTTTCCAACGGCAATAACAGTGCCCGAGCGCCGATCTATGCATCCGCTTTTACGCAGTCCTCATCCAGACGCGTCAAGAAAAATATTGAGGATATGACTGATGAGGAAGCCAAGAAGTTATTGCACGTAGAGGTTAAATCGTATGACTACATCAACCCCGATATGCCGGATGGATGTTTCGGTTGCATCGCGGAGGATATGGCAAAACTAATCCCGTCTTGCGTCAATGGAGATGTTGACTGCGCTGACGATGATGCCGCAGCTATTCAGGGCATTGGCATTGATTATTCCAAGTTGGTGCCACATCTCATAAAGATGGTACAGATCCAGCAGGCACAGATTGATGCTCAGCAGGAACAGATCAATAATCTTGCATCACAGATTTTATAGTTGGCACAAACCTGCATAAGCAGTGTTTTATACTTATTATAAGGAAAGAGAGGGAACGATATGGAATCAATCATCACAGCACTTATTACAGGCGGACTGACGCTGATCGGCACGGTAATGACGGTCAGCAGTGGTCAGAAAAAGACGGATCACAAACTTGAGATGGCGCAGGCGGTCACGGACTGCAAGTTGGACGAGCTTACCAGAGAGGTAAGGATGCACAACAACTTCGCGCAGCGTGTGCCGGTCATCGAGGAGCAGGTAAAAGTTATCAATCACCGCATTGCGGACTTAGAGGAGGGAAAGTAGTATGTTGAAAAATTGTGTACTCAGAGTATCAGTAGACACGCAGAAATGGGCGAAAGCCGCGGGCATCAGGGCGCTTAAGACGATGGCACAGACTGCGGTTGCAGTAATCGGTACCGGAGCAGTAATCTCGGCAGTAGATTGGAAGATGGTAGTATCATCCGCGATTGTGGCGGGTGTTGTGTCGCTGCTCACGTCTGTTGCAGGAATTCCGGAAGTGGAGGGATAATTTATGGCGAACAAAAGAATTGGACAGGCAGGACTTGACCTTATCAAGCAGTACGAGGGATGCAGACTGGCAGCATACCGGTGCGCCGCCGGTGTATGGACCATCGGGTACGGTCACACGGCGGGCGTACATAGCGGCATGACAATCACACAGGCGCAGGCGGACGCATATCTGCAGCAGGACATTGCGAAGTTTGAGGGATACGTCAACAATCCCACATACGTTCCGATCACGGAGCAGCTCAACCAGAATCAGTTTGATGCGCTGGTCAGCTTTGCCTTTAACTTGGGCGCCGGAAACCTCCGGAAACTTTGCAAGGGCAGAACAGCGGCGCAGATCGCTAGAACTATGCCGAATTATAACAAGGCGGCAGGCAAGGTGTTGGCAGGATTAAAGCGGCGCCGGGCGGCGGAACAGGCATTGTTTAACAAGCCGGTAAGCGCGGCGACACCGGCACAGAATACGGAAAGCGAGGACTACAACATGAAGACGATCAAAAAGGGTAGCAAAGGCAACGCGGTAAAGGTATGGCAGATCATCATCGGCGCGGCGGCGGACGGCATCTTCGGCAGCGGCACGGAATCGGCAACCAAGACCTGGCAGAGCAAGCACGGGCTGGCGGCGGATGGAATTGTCGGTAAGATGAGCTGGAAAGCAGGACTGGAAGCACTGTAA